GTGATCCGCATCCCCCCGAAGAAGACCCGCAAGCTGCCTCCGAACGTCCATCGGCTCCCCGCCAAGTGGATCGGGGAACACTTTGCCGAGATATACGCCCCCATCATCCCCCACGCCTCGGGGGAGTTGATCTTGCGGTTCATGGAAATTGCCGAGGAAGCCCTTGGCGACCGTATGGCCGACGCTCCCCCCGCTCATAAGGCCGAGGCGCTCACCATCTGCCGAGAGGCATTCCGTGATACATGGGAGCGGCTGACAGCGGGGGCTGAGGCATGACTATCTTCCTCAAGTCCAAGTCCGCCAAAGCTGAACTGGCCGCTGCCCTTGTGAAGGACAACGCGGCTCAGAAGGCGCAGGATCAATCCCCGATCCAGACCACCAAGGACGTGCGGGGCTTCTGGGCGCAGAACCCAAAGACCCGTGACCTGTTCGGGGCGATCATCACCACGTGGCGCAAGTCGTCTGCCCGCCGTCCAGACCACAAAGGGTTCTGGGCGGCATACCCCTACCGGGATTGGAGCGACCTCACCGGCCTGCCTGACCGGACCTTGAAGCGGCATTTGAACAGCTTGGAGCAACACGGGCTCATAGAGCGCACCCTCGGGCGGCACGGGGGCAATCGGGTGCTAACCTTCATCCGCCCGACACCCCACGCCCTGAAACTGTCCAAGGCGCGTGACGGGGACTGGAAACACCTCGGGATTGACCCGCACCAGCCCGAGGAAAAACCCAAGCCTGTCCCCGTGCAATTGATTGCAACGCCCAAGCCCAAGGCAAAGAAAATGAGCCCGGCAGAGTTTGCGGCGATCATGGCGGAAGATGATCCCGATTTCTTCAAGAAATACCCATCACTCAAGCCGCCAATGAGCCCGCCTGACTAGGCCATTTCACCGGGCAAAGTGGCCTAGTCTATGGCCTAGTCCGTGGCCTAGTCGATCACACAGTAATATTCACTTCGTTCATATTCCTATCCCATCTCCCAAGGGAGATGATCCAGAACCCCTAATCCCCTTCGGGAGACTTCGGGGCAGGATATGGGCAGATCACCCCGAAAGACCCTCACTCCCCCATAGCCCCCTCGCTCCCACATCTTGAAGAATGCAGCGACATAGGGTAACGTCACGACAACAGCTTTGATGACCGGCAGTCTCGGCCTGCCCTCAGCGTCATCGGAGCGGGAACTCACCCGCAAGCGAACTCACTCAATCGCTTGCCGAGGTGCGTCCCATGTGGACCTTCACGAAATCAGAACAGCCCGACACCCATAGGGGACCCCTGCCCGCCGTGAGGGGGACGGCAGCATCTATCGAAGGGGGCGCAGCGTCAGCATTCGCGCGGGAGGGCTTTCTCGCGTGGTGATCCGGCTCAAGCGCAAACCCCAGAGGGACCGCGTGGACGTGCTGGCCGATTGGCTGGCCGATACCTTCGTGGTGCCTGCGGGGCCTTCGCGTGATGAGCCCCTGCGCCTCCTGCCGTTCCAACTCGATTTTCTCCGCGACCATCTGGAAGACGATCCCGCCGGGGGACCCCGCTACCGGACCACGGTTCTCAGCACTCCCCGCAAGAACGGCAAGACCGCCACAATCGCGGCGCTGATCCTCGGCTATATGTGCCCGGATAGCCCGCTGTTCATCCCCGGCTTCCGTGGGGGTGTGACGGCTCCGAGCGTTGTTCATGCTCAGATCGTCGGCAATCAGGTAATCGACATTCTGGAAGCCTCGGGGGTGAACCCCGGAATTACCTTCGTCCGGTCCCCGCTGCCGGGGGTGATGCACGGGCCGCGCGGGGGGAAGCTGCAATTCCTCTCCGGGAACAGGACCGCCGGTCACGGCCTCGATATTGATTTGGGCATTGTGGACGAAACCGGCCTCCTGCCGAACTCGAACGAGAGCCTGCAAAACGTATTCGACGCCGTGGCCGCGCGTGACGGGCGGGTGATCCTCACCGGGACGCAAGGCGACAACCCGCATTATCGGGAAATCATCGAACGCCCCGACAAGCGAACCGCCGTCCACCTCTACGCCGCCGACCTCTCCGACGACGTGTCGGACCCCGAGGTGTGGCAGAAGGCCAATCCCGGCCTCGGCACCATCAAATCCGCGTCCTTCATGCGTGACGCTTTCGAGAAGGGCGAGAAGTCCGGGAGCCTGACCGAGTTTCGCGTGTGGCAGACCAACCAGCCCCTCAGCCCGTCCCGGCAACTCCTGATCGAATACGGCACGTTGCAACGGGCCTATCACGTCTCGGCCAAGCCGCTTCCCGGTGAGCCCTGTTTCGTGGGGCTGGACCTTGGGGGCAGTGCCGCCATGACCGCCGCTGTGATCGTCTACAAGGAAAGCGGGGTGATCCGCCCGCTTGCTGCCTTCCCCGGTGAGGGCGAACTCGATTTGGCGCAGCGCGGCAAGCGTGACGGGGTGGGCAATCTCTACGTGACCCTTGCCGAGACCGGGGAGCTATTCGAGACCTCGGGAGCCGTGACCGACGTTGCCGAGTTTCTGGCCCGGCTCCGGGATGAAATCGGGGAGCACCCGGTGTTGTCCATTTCCGGGGACCGCTACCGGGACGCTGAGTTTCGGACGGCGATGGCCCGCGCGAAACTCGACTGGCCGCTTATCACGCGGGGCACCGGCCCGAAGGACGGGGACAACGATATTCGCGCCACCCGCCGCCTGTTTTTGTCGGGTAAGGCCAAGCTGCAACGCTCCCTCCTGATTGAGGCCGCCGTGGGTGAGGCCGACGTGAAGGTGTCGGCAACGGGTGCCTGCCAGCTCGACAAGAGCCACCGCAACGCCCGGATTGACGTGGCGCAAGCCCTCTGCCTCGCCTGTTCGGCCTTCGTGGCCGACATGGACGCTCCGACCCCGGAATATGAGGTGATCCTCCTATGACCCGGAAACAGGACCGCTCCACAATCGACACTCACGACTGGAAAGCCCGCATTCGGCCCGAGATTGCGCACCGGGCCGAATATCGGTGTGAACAGTGCGGCACGTTCTGCGGAATGCACGGCCACGTTGACCACGTGGTGAGCCGCGCCAAAGGCCGGAAACGGGGCATTGATCCCCGAGCCCGCGACAACCTGCAATATCTCTGCCCCTCCTGCCATAACGCCAAATCCGCCCGCGAACGCTGGGAGGGCCACACCCCGCGCGACCGCTCCGGGGAAATCCGGCGTTCCAACGTCCCCGGCAGGGCCGCGTTCATGCACGCCCTGAGGGAAGGAATTGCAATCAACTGCAAATCGGAGGCCACCCCGTGACCCGCACCTATCGTGAAACCATCCTCGAAACCCTGTTTCTCACCCTTTCGGACGTGACCGGGGGTGAGCCCGTATCCGATCCCTATCCCTTCACCTTCTCCGAGGTGCAGCGCGGTCCCCTGCCTTAGTCCACGACGAAACGGCTCTCCGCCGCCGTGGTGCCGATGAAGGAACAGAAGAAACAGGGCACCTCTTTCGTGGAATGCTGGGTAGAGGTGGCGATTGATTTCCGCTACCGCGCCCAAGTCGGGGAAATGCCCGCCACCATCGTGGAGAAGGTGGCCGGGATGATCCAGCGCCGTATCCTGTCGGACCCGACCTTGAACGGGCTGGCAATCGACGCATACGACGCCGGGAACGTGGTGGACCTCGACCATCCCGAAGACCTCACCGCTGAGGGCTCCGTGTTCTTCGTGGTCCACTATCGCCACGACCTGCAAGACCCCCGGACTTACCTCGGCCATTTCGCCCCTGACCCGGAGGCGACATGACCGAAGCGCAGGAAATCGGCCTCTCTGTCAGCTACGGCAACAAGAGGTTTCAGGACGCCAAGCGGGGCCTCTACGCCCTTGCCGATAGCCTCGGCAGGAGCATGGATGATTACGCGCACGTCCTGTCCCGCGAAATGCGGGTTTTCGTGCAAGCCGAACTCGACAAGCTGGCCGCGCGACACTCGGGCACCACCACGACCGACACGACGCTTGCCAAGCGCACCGGGGCTCTGTCTCGGGCGCTCAAGACCGGCGGCACGGTCCAAGACGCCGCCAAGATTGCCGACGTGACCGGGGAAATCAGCCTCCCCAGCAAGAACCGCATTCACGAATACGGGGGCACGATCACCCCGAAGGCCGGGGAATACTTGTTCGTCCCGCTCCCCGACGCGCTCAACGCTGACGGGACACCCCGCAAGCTCAATCCCCGGCAATGGCAAAACACGTTCATTGCCGAGAGCCGCAAGGGCAACCTGATCCTTTTCCAGCGCCTCGGGCGGAAGCTGACGCCGCTCTACGCGCTGAAACGACAAGTGCGGGTGCGTCCCCGCCTTGGGCTGGTCAGTCAGGTGAAATCTGACTTTCCGGCATTCGCTGACCGCGCCCTTGAGGCGCTTTTCGACGCTCTCACCAAGGACCTGTAACGCGACAAGAAAGGCGCTCAACATGCTTAAATCGCAGGAAATCCAACTGGCGCAGTCCAAGCGCCGCGAACGTATGGCCGACATTCAGAAGGCCGATGAAATCACCGACAACGCCCGCACCGAACTGCGGTCCCTGACCTCGGCCTATGAAGGGGCTGAGGTGGAACTCCGGGCCGCCCTTCTGGTGGAAGGGGCCGAACGGGACAAGATCAAGGAACCTGACAAGGCCGAAACCGACTTCGGGCGGGAATGCCGGGCTTTCGACCTCACCGCCGTGGTTGCCGCTCAGACCGAGGGCAAGCAACTGTCGGGCCGGGAGGCCGAGGTGTCGGCAGAACTCGAACAGCGCCACGGCCAAGGCCAGAAGGGTATCCGGTTCCCGTGGGAGGCGCTGGAAGAACGTGCCGACGTGGCGACCGATGCCAGCGCGGGCACCTCTCAGGAACTCGCCAACCGCCCGGTGATGAACGCCCTTGAGCGGTTTTTCGAGACCTCGGCGGCTGGCCGGTTCGGGGTGAACGTGCTGCAAGTCTCCGGTGTCCCGACCTTCCCGGAAATCACCGCCGGGGCTTCCCTGTCGTGGGTGGCGGAAGGTTCGGGGGCGGATGCCGAGGCGATCACCACCACGTCCAAGACGCCCACCATCCACACCGCAACGGGCCGCTATCTCCTGACCCGTCAGGCGATCCGGCAGAACTCGGCTCTGCAACCGATCCTGCGGCGCGATCTGGCCGAGGTGCTGCGCGAAGGCATGGACCTTGCCGTGTTCCAGGGCACGGGGGCCGATCAACAGCCCGCCGGTTTCGAGACGGTTCTCACCGGGGGCCGCACCACGGCTCTGGATGACGTTGCCAGTTTCTCCGACTTCCTCCTGTATGCGACCCTCATTCAGGAGACGGCCAAGCTCAGCGATCCGGCGCAGGTGCGGATTGCCGGGGCTCCCATCGTCCACCAGACCCTTGCCGACACGCTGGTGAGCGGCACCGCCGTGTCCGAACTGGACCGCCTCAAGAGCGCCGGTTTCGGAATGCTCTGGTCCAGTCAGGTTTCGGCCCGTGGGGCGCGGGACGCCACCGACAAGGGCGCTTCCACGGTCTATTTCGGGGCGGGCTCCAATAACGCCTATGTGCCCACGTGGGGCTCTCCCGAACTGATCGTGGACCCGTATTCGGAGAGCAAATCCGGCAAGGTGGCCCTGACCATGTTCGCCTTCGTGGACGTGCTCATTCAGCGCACCGCCACGCATTTCTTCAAGCTGACGGGGGTGCAAGACCGCGCATGAGTGTTCCCCGCATGATCTGGGAAGCTGACGGCCTTGAGGTGCGTCAGCTTGATAAACGCCCCGTGATAGCGGGGAAATTCCCTTACAATTCCCTTGCCGTCCTGTCTGATCGGGGGACGGTTCGGAAAGAGCAAATCATGCCGGGGGCGTTCTCCTACGCCCTTGGCGACCCCAAACGGGAAATCAACCTCCTGTTCGGTCACAGTTTCGACCGGCCTCTTGCCTCCCGATCCTCGGGGACGCTGGAACTCCGGGACACCGAGCTATTCCTCGAATTTGTCGCCACGATCCCGCCGGGGGCGGAACGGGCGTCGCATATCGTGGACGCTCTGGCGATGATCGGTTCCGGCCTTGCGCGGGGTATCTCTCCGGGTTTCCGGGTGCCGCCCTCCGACGTGGTGCCGGGGGCTGAAAAGCTGGTGCCCGAGCCGGGTAATCCCGGCGTGATGATCCGTCAGCTTTTCTCCCTTCTCCTGTTTGAACTCAGCATCGTGACCCGCCCGGCCTATCCCGACAGTGAGGCCGAACTCCGCGCCCTGTCGCGGGAGACGCTGGCCCACGTCACCCATTCGCGCCCGGAAAGGATCGTGCTGCCATGATTGCCCTTCTGGAAACCGATTTCACGCCGGGGGACGATCCCGAGACCTCCCTCCTAGCCTCTGAGGTGGCCTATGAAGCCGATGCCACCGAGGATGAGGCAACGGCCATGCTCACCGCCTCTTGGGCAATGGTAGAGGCGTTCACGGGCAGGAGCTACCGCGACACGACCGCCGGGAAGGTGATCGTCAAGGCCGTCTGCCCCATGGCGTTCCGCTGGCCGCGTAACCCGTTCCCCGCGGCTCTGACGGTGGAAGCATACGCGGGGGGCTCTTGGGTGCCTGCAGCGGCCTCCTACGTGGCCGAGGCTGGGACCATCGACCTTGAAGCTTTCACCCTCTACCGGCTCACCCAAGTGGGCACGGTGGCCGGTGCCCCGGTATCTGCCGGGGTGCAGCGGGCCGTTCATCAACTGGCCCTTTATCAACTGATCCACGGGCCGTCCCGGCGGGAATTTCGCTCGCAATCCTCGGGGGATTTTTCGTTCACGCGGGAAAGCCTCATGCCGGTGTTTCGCGGCTCCGGGGCCGGTGCCCTTCTGGCAAGCGAGGTTCGCGCATGATGTGGCCGTTCCGCAAGAAAGAGCCCGAAATCGAACGGCGTTCTTCCCTCGGGGTGACGCTCGACTATATCGACAACCGCCGCCGGGGCCTCCTGTCGGACGGCAACGTGCCGCTTTCCGCCACGGTGGGGACCGCCCTGCATTACTGGACCTCAGGTTTCGCCATGCTGGACCTGTCCCCGGTTCCGGTGGACCCCGCCACCCTCGGGGCAATGGGCCGTGACCTCCTGATTAAGGGGGAAACATGCTGGCACATTCGGGCCGAGGGCTCCGCGCTGGTGCTGGATCACGTGGCCTATTGGGATGAATTGGCCGGGGGCCGGTATCATCTGCACATCGCCAAGCCGAACACGACCGAGACCCGCCGGGCTCTTGAGGACGAGGTGTTGAAACTGGTTATCAACGCCGATCCGGCGCAACCGTGGCGGGGCCGGTCCCCGTGGCAGATGATGGGCCTTTCCCCGGCCCTCATGGCCGAGATTGAGAAGGCCGTGAGCAACGCCACCGCATACACCGGCAAGGGCCTCCTACCGATGCCGTCCACGATCCCCGAGGAACAGCAACAGAAGGCCGCCGTGGGGCTCCAATCGTCGCCGCTGGCCGTGGTGTCGTCCAAGGCCGACTATGCCCACCAGACCGGAGGCCATGCGTCAGAGTTTCGGCGGGTGGACCTCACCCCCGATCTGTCCAAGGCCGACCTCAACCTGTTCACCTCTGATCTGCATTACCGGCTCTTGGCCGGGTGCGGCATTCCCCCGGCTCTGGTGACGGCGAACGGCAACGCCGGGGCCATGCGGGAAGGCTATCGCCTGTTTGCCCTGCAAACCGTTCTGCCTCTGGCCCGGCAATGCCAGCCCGAACTTGCCCGCAAGATCGGGGCCGAGCGGGTGAGTATCGACAAGATGATGAGTGCCGACGTTGCGGGCCGTGCCCGTGCCGTCGGGGTGCTGACCACCGCCGGGGTTCCACTTGAGAAGGCCATGAAGCTGGCCGGATGGGGGGACGAATGAGCAAGCTCACCGCTTTGCAAACCGCCAAAAGGGCCGCTGCCTGTAACCCGGCGTTCAAGGACGCCAAGGTGTATGTCACGGCTCAGGACGGGGAAGCCCCCGTCTATACCGCCGCCGGGGAACTGCAATACGACGCTGCAGAGACGACCCTCGGCTATGTGGACAAGAGCCGGGAAACGGTGCTGACCCTCGGCCCGTCCTATGTCGGCTCCCACCTTGTCACGGTCCTGTCGGAGGTGGCACCGAACGGGGCCGCGCTGATCCTTCTGGACGGGGTGTTCTACCAGATCAACAGCGTTCACTCTGCCAACGTGCTGGGCACCGCGATCACCTATGATTGCACCTCCCTCAACACCACCGACGCGCCGGTGATCCGCAATGCGTAAGCTGGCACCGCCCGCCATGCCCCGAGAAGGGGCAACAGCCGATGAACTCGGCCAGACCCTTGCCGCGCTTCTGGATTGGATCGTGAAAGCCCGTCTTGCCGACCTCCTAGGGGCCGGGCTCACCCATGCCGACGTGTTCAAGCTGGTGCGTGTGGCCGACGATTACCGCAAGGGGGAGTTTGGCCCCGAGACCTTGGCGACGATCCACGACCTTGCCGGGAAGCTAGACAACGTGGACGTGTTCGGCAACTGACTATCGGAGCCGAAATTCCTCATACGGCTTCCCGGTGATCTTGGTGTAGAGCGCAGCAAGAGCCTTTTCACTGTCGTTTAGCTCATTGTGAGCGTATTCGGCAAACCCCTCAAGAAAAGGCGCTTCGCGATCCTCTGAGTATTCAAGAATACCTTTAAGTATGTGTTCCATCTCTGCAATTGCATCTATCCCCTCAAGCGCCAATTCGAATATTTCACGATCAATCAAAGCGATTTCAAGGATGTTACCCTTAAGAAAATATGAGTGGATTTTCGGAACGGGGTGTTCCGAATAATCTCCACTTTCCTTTCCCTCACGGCGCATACTACGTCCACCGAGAGGGTTTGTTTTGATTATCAGGACTGATCCGGGGCGGTGGGCCATGCCCTCTAGTGTGTTGACGCAATCATGCAGCGACCTCAGCGCCCATTTATTTCGCTCCAGTTCATCCTTCAAAAGCCGTCGCATAGCCTTTCTCTTTCGAGAAGTGGCGCGACGACGCCGAAAGCCCTCCAGCACTTCCTTTGCAAAGAACAGCAGAAGTGCGCTTAGAACAGTTATAGGTAACAGGTTTGGAACACTTGCGATAAACGTTCCAATACCCGAGAAAAATTCTCCAAATGTCATTTTTTCTCTAAACCTGAAATTCGTGTATCGTGCTGGCGCAACTCAGCCCTGAGAGTTTCAATGTCGTTTTCCAGAACCGACACCCGTTCGTCGGTGCCAGCGACCCCCGCCCCTTCAAACGAACGTTCAAGGCGCAACAGGATTTCGCCATTCAGCGATCTGTTACCCGCACGGGCCGCTTCCTCGATCCGCTCTTTCAGCGTGACCGGGAGCCGGATTTTCATTTGCGCATCACTCATGGTCCACCAGTGCACCAGAATGGTTTTGACATCAAGAAAAACCGGATGTAACCATTGTGGTGCATTTATGGACCACAGGAGATACCATGCAAGCAATGAGCGTTCGCCTCCCCAACGACTTGAAGTCTTGGCTGTCTGACAAAGCGGAAGACGAAGGGCGAAGCCTTAACAGGCAAATCGTCCAGATTATCAAAGCGGCAAAGGCTTCTGACAATGCCTCGGGTCACGTCCGTCAAGGTGGTGTAATTTCCCGGATGGCCCGAGGTCATGATCAGGCGGCCTGGGTTGTGATGCTGAGAATGGGGTCGGTCTCCTCGGCGTCGATTTCCGCGAAAGCCTCGACCATCATGTAGCGGCTGGCGGTCTGCCATTCGTCGTTCTGCTCGAACAGCACCGCGCCGATCAGACGGATGATAGATGCCTCGTTCGGGAAGATTCCCACGACGTCTGCGCGGCGCTTCACCTCCTTGTTCAGGCGCTCGATCGGGTTTGTGCTGTGCAACTTCGTGCGGTGCTGGCGGGGGAAGCCCATGTAGGCCAGGACATCGTGCTCGCTCTCGTCCATCAGGTCGGCCAGCTTGGGCCAGCGGGTGCGGAGCTGCTCGGCGACGTGCCGCCAGGTTTCGCCGGCATGCTTGCGGTCGGGCTGGTCGAAGGCCTGGCGGATCGCGGCGGCGACCACGGTGTGCTGACCGCGCGACACATGCGCCAGAGCGTTCCTCATCCAGTGGACGCGGCAGCGTTGCCAAGTGGCCTCGAAGACCCGCTCGATGGCGGCCCTGAGCCCGCTGTGGGCGTCGCTGATCACCAGCTTGGTGCCGTCCAGCCCGCGGGCTTTCAGACCGCGCAGGAAGTCCATCCAGAAGGTCTCGGCCTCGGACGGCCCCAGTCCCAGGCCGATGATTTCCCGCCGCCCGTCGGTATTGGCGGCGACGGCGATTATCGCAGCTACCGAGACGATCCGGCCGCCCTGACGCACCTTGAGATAGGTCGCGTCCAGCCACACGTAGGGCCATTCCCCGGAAAGAGGGCGGTTCAGGAACTCGCCGACGCGCTCGTCGATGTCCTTGCACAGCTTGGAGACCGTGCTTTTCGAGATGCCCTGCAAACCCATTGCCTGCGCCAGTTCGTCGACGCGGCGCGTGGACACGCCACCGATCCACGCCTCCTGGATCACCGCGACCAAGGCCTTCTCCGAGGTCTTGCGCGGCTCCAGGAAGCCGGGGAAATAGCTGCCCTGCCGCAGCTTGGGCACCTTCAGGTTCAGCGTGCCAAGGCGCGTATCGAGCGCCCGCTGGCGATACCCGTTGCGCCAGGTCGTGCGCTGGTCGGCGCGCTCGTGCTTGCCGGCACCGATCAGGCCTTCGACATCGGCCTCCATGATCAGCTGCAGAACGGCCTCGGCGACGGCACGCAGAAAATCGCCGCCGTCCTGCTTTTGGAGAAGCTCAGAAAGGTCCATGTTGGTCTTGGTCATCGGGGTCTCCGTGTGGTCCGTGGTTGAAGTCGCCAAACTCCACCTCGACCATACACCTCGATGGCCACCCGGATTACACCGTTGAAGGCGCAGAAATTACACCACGTGCGCGGACACTAACATGCCTCGCAACAGGAGAAGGGCAACACATGACTACCCTACAATCAGACGACCACCCCCTGATGACCGCCGCAGAAGCAGCCGGGAAGCTGGGAATGAGCGTCAAGACGTTGATGGGCCACGTCCATGCCGGACGGCTTCGCTTCATCAACATCGGCAGCGCCAAGCGGAAATCCTACCGCTTCACCCCCAAGAACCTGCGCACCTTCATCGAAAACCAGAAAGAAAGGGCTGCCCCGTGTCCCTCTACAAACCTGCCAAAAGTCCATTCTACTCCTACGACTTCCAAATCCACGGTCGTCGCTTTCACGGCTCTACAAAAGCCCGGAACAAAAAAGACGCCGAAGCAATCGAACGTCAGTTGAAGGCGCAGGCCAAGGCCGATCTAAATCAGGAAAAGCGCACCGGCACCGGGCCGTTGACCCTCGACATTGCCGCCGGGCGATACTGGACCGAGGTGGGCCAGCACCACGCGAACAGCGTGAACACATGGCGCGACCTTGAACGCCTGATCGGGTATTTCGGCAAGGACAAGCGCCTTGATGAAATCACCGACCGGGAAGCCGCTGCGCTGGTGGCGTGGCGACGGGGGCACCACGTGGGTGGGCGGAAGATGGATAATGACGGGAACCCCGTTCCACTTGTCTCCCCCTCTACGGTAAACCGGACCACCACCAGCGTCTTGCGACAGGTGTTCAACCGGGCCAAGCGCACGTGGCGGTATCAGTTTCCGAACGAACCAGATTGGGGCAGTCATTGGCTGGGAGAGCCCGAGGAAATCGTGCGGGAGCTAAGCGACAATGAAGGCGCTGCACTGGATACCGCGATCCGGGAGGACTACGCCCCTTGGCTTGAGTTTGCCCGCCTCACCGGCCTGCGCAAGGCCGAGACGCTATTGCGGTGGGAGAACGTCAATTTCGACACCGGCCAAATCCGGGTGAAGGGCAAGCGCGGGAAGTGGGTAACGACCCCGATCACCCCGGCCATTCGTGAAATCTTGGAACCGCTGATCGGGCACAATGACGAATGGGTGTTCACCTACGTTTGCCAGCGCACCCGCAAGGACAAGGTTCGGGGGGAGCGGTATCCCATCACTGCATCGGGTGCCACGACCGAATGGCGCAGGACAAGGGCAAGGGCCGATCTGAAAGACCTGAGGTTCCACGACATCCGCCATGACGTTGCCACCAAGCTCCTGCGGGCCACCGGCAACCTGAGGCTTGTGCAGCGTTCCTTGAACCATGCCAACATCCGCACAACCACGAAATACGCCCACGTGCAGGACGCCGATTTGTCCGCTGCTCTGGAAGATTTGGCAAAGTCCCGGAAAAAGTCCCGGACCAACGCCGAAAACGCCGCCTAA